GGTGAACAACGTGTTTAGAATCGATTGCGGCTTCATTAAAACCTAAACTAAATCGTGATCCAGTTGTGTTGTATGGCATACTTGGAACAGTATATCCGCCTCCTCCACCTGTGCCTCCTCCACCTGTGCCACCCATACCAGTTGCTGGATTAGCGGCAAAGTCTGTGTTTGTTTTCTGTGCTACAACTAAGTTTTCTAAGTTAATGTTCAAGTCTTTAATGACATACTGTTCAGGCTTTTTACCTTCACTTTCATTAACAATAACTTTAATAACTTTAGTCATGTCAACCCAATATAACTTAAAGTTTTCCGGGTCACGTACAAAAACTTGATCTCCGTACTTAATAGTATTACGGAATATTTTAAAGATACGTGTTTCCATTTCATTCAACTTACACCATTGTTGTAGTTGAGTTTTTAACATATCTACTTCATGTGGAGTAGGATCTTCACGCCATTCTAAACTGAAAGGAGTCTTATTGTGTTCATTCTTTTGTGTGCTGAACTCTGAAATAATATCTAAACAAGCATTAATTTCAGCATCAACATCCATCATTTCGTATTGATTATATCGTTCAATACGATTTGGATGACCTGTATAGACTTCTGGTAAACGACTTCCATAGTTTTTGTAGCCAAAATCTTGATTACTGTAGTTGCTGGTTGTTGAGCTACCGGGGCCATTCCAAGCACCAGTGACACTACCGCCACCTAATGGGCTCATCTGTCCGGATTGATTAACTCTAGTAAAGTGTTTTTTGTATGTCATAATGAAGGTCTATTCAGTATTTAGTTAAACTTTTGAATACTGTAATAATTCACTTTGTATACTATTGCTGTCAGACTGTGCGTCAATCAAGTTGTCCATTTTAGCAACAAACTCTCTCATCAACTCAACCAGCTCACTGTTATCAACTGGTGTTGCATTGCTACTAAACATATCACCGGCTGGTGTATTAGCAAGCTTATCTAATATTGAATCTTTAGTTAATCGTTTGATAAGTTCATTACCATGTAGTGTAGCCGAATATCCAGATTCTGGACCTTCTGCAATACCCTCTAAGCTAGCACTAACTTTACTACTATCTCTTAGTAAACTAACAATAGTTGGTGCTCTATTACCAACTTGTCCATACCATTTACTTTGTTCTAAGTTTTTTGCGGCCCCTTGAGTATCACCTTCTTCAAGCTGTTTCTTAAGCTTAGGCCATTTGCTAATCCAACTTGGGCCCATATTGAATGTCAAATCAGTTAATGCACCTTGCCCTCTACCATCTAGTTTACCAAATCCAGGGATATTCATAGCGGCACTTCTATGATGGGCATAGTCTTTTTCAAACATTGCCATTATTTCTTCGTCACTAAACTCTCTGTTCATTTCAGGAGGTAATGATTTACCATCACCTATTAGGTGACCTATACCAACTGTCCATAATCCTAAACTGTCTTGGTAAGGTCTATTTCTTTTACCTTCATGTTTAATAATCATGGCTTTGATTTCTTCATCACTCATACCAGCACTACTTACTTTAACTTTTGGTGGAGGCATACCTTTCATATCGGCTGTACTGGCGCCCATTGCCTTACTAGAAGCATCAACACCACCACCGTCTGTTCCACCACTAGTTAGTACTCCCATATTTTTATACAAACCCACACCTGCACCAACTAACCCACCCACAACCCCTCCGGCTGCTGTTCCTAAACCAGGCACTACACTACCTAACATTGCGCCCATGCCTGCATAACTTGCGGCTTCACTTGCAATATCTAATCCAGCACCAGTTTTTGCATGACCTTCACTCTTAGCATAGTCAGCACCCATACCTAATGCGGTGCCACCTAATGCGGTTATTCCACCTTTTAATAGTCCACCACCTATTCGTTTTAATGCACTTCCTTTACCGGGAGCACCTTTACCAGGACCAACATCTCCTGTTCCACTTACAGATTCTATAGCTTTTCCTACAGTTGCTTTTGCGGCCATTGCACCTAATGCAACTGCGGCTAACCCGGCTGCGGCAGTTAAGGCTGTGGCCGCGGCAGTAGTTGTATTGAATCCTTGCATCAACGGATTTACTGAAGCTACTAAATCATCTAAACCAATCTTAGCTTTACGCTCAAGTTCAGTTAGTTCATTACGTGCTATCTGTGCCGCATCTTGTGCCGCAACACCTTTATTTACGGAATTTTCTTGTATCTTATTTCTTGATTCGGCTGCGGCTGCAACTTCATTTTCTACACCTTCACGCTTGTTTACATAATTTAGTGCTTTTTCATCTAATCCGGTTGCTTTTCTATAATCCTCACTTAATGCTAATGCAGTGTCACCTGCCCCCAACATTGTATCAGCCGCCTTTTTATAAGCATCATTGAACTCACCGGATTGATATGTGTTCTCTTTGGCCGCTTTAATCTGCTTCTCAATGTCAACACCAAGAACTGCAAACTGTGAACTTGCTGGTGTAATCGCACCGGTTAAGTATTGTAACTGAACTGCCGCTGTCTTAGTTGGATCACCTAACTTAGTAACGTCATTGATAAGTTTATTAGCACCTTCTTTTTCAGCCTCAATGCGGGCCATTTCATCTTTATTACCGGACTCCTGTGCCGCTTTAAGTTGTCTAGCCCATTTGTTTTCTTGTAGTTTCCATTCATATGTAGCACGTGCTATCTCCATATCTTTCTTGGATTCTTCAATACTCTTACCAGTAATAGAACTTAATTCATATAAGTTTTTAGTATAATCTAATGAAGCCTTTTGTAATCCTGCACTAGTCTTTAGTTGACCACTTAGTGCGCCACCCGAACGTTCCATCATTCCAATGAAGTCAGCTTGTGCTTGTATACGTTCTTGGTCATTCAATCCTAAACGTTGAAACTCCATTCTAGTTTGTTCAGTGACAGCAATCATTTTACCAAATGCTTTTACACCATCAGCCGATGTAGCTCCCAAACGTGTTAGTCCACCACTCATAGAACTCATTGGCTTAATCATCTTATCTAATTCGTGTGATGCTAAGCCTGCATCTGTACCCATTCTACGTATACCCTCAGCAGTAAATGAATTCATTGCACCCATTTTACTGATTGAGTCAGTAGCTTTTAATGTGTCATCTGCTTGTTTAAGTGCCATTTCTGCGGCTTTAGTAACACCTTTTATAAGTGCACCAGTTGCTAACCCAAGTGGACCAAAGTTTTTGCCCCAAGCTAGTGCGGCAGATCCTGCGCTACTCAGTGCGGTGTTATATTTTGCAAATTCACCAGTACCATTAAATAATGCACTAGCAAAAGCATCAAGTGCTTGAGTACTTTTACCCATGGCATCAGTCAAGTTGTCTTGTTTTCTTTGCATTTCAGCTTTAGAAAAAGCATCTGCTTTCTGACGTTCTGTACCTTCTTTAAGAGATTTATTATAGTTGTCTAATCCAGCTTTGACACTAGTAGTTCCAGCGGCTATTCCACCTACTTGACTTAAACCTTGCATAACGGTTGGCAAAATTCTAGCCATATCGTTCAATGACTCATTTATTTGATTAAGTGCATTCTGATCTAAATTTTCTGCCATGTTTTTTACCCACTAAATATTATGTAGTATTTAGTATTGGGCAAACGCCCGTTTTTAATCAAGGACAACAATGACTATACAAAACAACCCACTAAAGCAATATTTTCGTAGACCTTCAATTTATTTGAAACTACCTAGCGGTGGTAAAATGTATGCACCGGGTGTAGTAAATATCCCAGAATCTGGTGAACTTGCAGTATATCCAATGACTGCGATTGACGAGATTACTGCAAAAACCCCGGATGCGTTGTTTAACGGAACTGCAATGTCTGATATTATAAAAAGCTGTATCCCAGATATTAAAGATCCATGGTCTATTAATAGTGTTGATTTAGATGCGATATTGATTGCAATACGTTCGGCTGCGGATGGTAATGATATGACTATTACATCCGGATGCCCTAGCTGTAAGGAGATTGCAGAGTATGCAGTAAATTTAGTGGCCATTCTAAGTCAGTTGAAGGCAGCTGATTATGATAAAGAGTTGACTATAAATGACTTATATATAAAGTTTAGACCATTAACTTATAAAGAAATGAATGAAGCTGGTACAAGTCAAATGGAAGCCCAAAGAATTTTTATAGGTCTAGAAAAAGAAGAAAACGAACAAGTTAGAATGGAAAAAACTCAGCAGGCTTTAAAATATATCACTGAAGTAACGATGACTATATTGTCAAAAACTATTACACATATTAAAACTCCTTCAGTATTTGTAGAAGAAAGTGAATATATTTTAGATTTCTTGCATAACTGTGATAAAGATACATATATTGCTATTAGAGATTATAATACAAGTTTAAAAGCACAAGCTGAAATTAAACCATTAAAAATTAAATGTATCCATTGCCAACATGAATATGAACAACAATTTACATTGAATACATCTGATTTTTTCGGATGAGGCTTCTACACCTTGACCACGTGGGTGTAAAGAAGCTGATAGATGATATGGAAGCAGAGTGTACCGGTATTAAGAAAAACGCTCTTAGTATGAGTTGGTACATGCGAGGTGGTGTTTCATATGAAGATGTGTTAAACATGTCCTCTGAGGAAAGAGAAGAAATTAAGAAGATTATTGATAGTAATCTGGAAGTCACTAAGAAATCACAGATACCATTCTTCTAATCAAACCCGTAACTGTTCATTTATCACATCGGGTTGTTTCTTTGTAAAGATGAACTTCGTTCATCTAAGAACTCACTTCGTTCGTTCTTATTTTTTACGGTTATCTATTGTCTTTTACTGTAATCTAGTACGGACTATATTGCCGCTTTGAAGCCATGGTAGTGCTATTCAGCACTACCAATGGTAAAGGTTGTTTGCACGCCCGTCGTCCAGTGTTATCTATTCCCCATTCAATTAGCTATTTGATGCTATTAAATGCTACCGGTTGCTCTGTAAAGTATATGGGATTGTAGTTGAATTTACGCACTTTAGTGTTTCATTCAGCAACGCACATTCTATTGATTCAAGATAAAATATCAATAGACTTGTTGAAGGTTCGCTTTGTCGATTGCCTTCTCGGTATTCCGTGTATATCGCTACACACGCTTACTCCAGATCCGTCAGCACAGCACAATCTGTACAAACTCAAGGAGGTCTGCCAATGCAGACAACAAATTTTTATAAGGTTTCTATTGTGAGGATGTTGTTATTTGTAACAGTTTGATTTGACGTGGTGTCTGGTGAGCCTGAATATGCTTTTAGTAGTTTACTGTTAAGTGAGAAGAAACTGTCAAACTCTGTTATTATCCAATCACCATTCTTGGGACTTGTATAATATAAGAAATTGTCAGTGACCCATGTTAGTTTGCTTTGTACAGCAATATAACGACCTTTACGATTGAACTTCATAAAAAGAATATTACAATCGTCAGGATCAGCTACATCCATGAGTTGTTCTAGCCAAGCATCTATCACTTTGCATTCCCCTGAAAGTAATAAATGAAACGGAAAATCAGCATAGAACTTACATTCTACATTCATCTTAGTAAAAGTTTGTCCAGGAACTATGTCCCCTTTAAAACTTCTAATCTGACCTTCATGTAGTATCTGTGTTCTTGATTGATTTTTTCCACCTATATAAGCACCGGATCCTGGTGCACGAATGAAACTTTCACCGTACAACTCACTGAGATATTTAGCGATTTCTCGTTCAAAACCTGAACCTTTTGCTTTTTGTGGACTTGTCATACTACTACTTATCGTAAACTTGGCATATAAATTATTTTATTTCTATTTGTCTTAAAAACTGATTAGAAAAAGATGTGCCTGTATTATTTTTTAAACAAGACTTCTTACATATATTATTTGGATTTGTATTCCATGTATCTGATAAATCAGAAAACCATTGAACAATGTTGGGCTGATGTTCTGCTTCTCCTTGCCAACAACATGGATACACTCTTCCCGAAGCATCAACATATATACTATTCTCGTTCATAGCACTACACTCTATCTGCCCTTCAAATACTCTATGATCCATAAACTCTAAAGGAGCTGTAATGCCATCTACTGGGAATCGTTGAAAACGTCTACTGACCTTTGCACGAAACCATTTAAATCTTAACTGTCTAGCTAACTCATATGCAGTATCTACTTGATGTTTGTTATGCTCAAATATTAACATGTCCCAATGAGCATTACCGCCTGCATTAATAAATGCTTGTGTATTCTCTATAATCTTTGACCAACGAACATTTTTTCTGTAGATATGATTTGTATCTTCCAAACCATCTATACTAAACACAACATAATCATTTGGTCCATTCATAACTTTGGCTAATCGTGTCCACCAGTCAGGTGAACGAATACCACCATTAGTGTTCATCCCAATAACGATATTAGGATTGCATTCTTTAAAATACTCATACATCTCTATGGATTGTCTTGCACTTGCTGGATCACCATAGTTACCGCACATATATATTTTCTCTAACTGTCTTACAACATCGGGAGAAAATATTACTTTAGCATCCTCTAGAGTTAACTCATTAGGTTCAAATGATGTTCTGGTACGCAAGCATTGCGGACAAGCCGCATTGCAGTTTGTTGTTGGTTCAAAATGTACAATCTTTGTATCCTGAAAACGAAAAATATCAGGCATTGTCTATCTCAACCGAGTTACTGTAACTTGTAAAGCCGTTCTCTTTAACAACTTTCAATACATTAGGTACACGACCTGCTAGTTCTTCTCTATGTGACACAAGCCAAATAGATTTCTGTCGTCTACGTGACATGTCTTTAAGAATCGCTAAACTATTCTCAACACCCATTGTATCAAGACCACTGTCAATCAATTCATCAATGAATAATGTATTGATTGGGCTATACAATGATTCCCATACATCACGGAAAGCAAAACTCAAGCCAAGAATCAAACGATTACGTTCACCTCGACTCAGATTATCAAAGTCAAGCTCACGACCTAACTCAGTGATTTCAACTTGCAAATCATTCTTAAAGATAACCTGATGTGGTAGACCAATCTTATCTAAGTAATGTGTTAGTCTTGCATTTAAATAACTTAAGTTCTGGTCAATAATCTTCTTACGAACAAAACTATCTTTGCTAGTTAACAAATCTAATAAGAACTTTTGATGTTCCATAGTTCGTGTTAGTTTATTGATAGCTTCAAAGTCAATCGCTTGTAATGCTTGCGTTTCCATCTCAACAACTTGTTCACTATATGGATCAGTCTCTTGTGACTTGTTGTCAATCTGATTTAGAATGTTTGCAATCTCACTTGAATGTTTGATTGCTTCTCCTTCTGTATCATAGTGAGTTACAGGTTGTGGTCCTAACTCAATACCAGTAAGTTCATTTAGTTGTTCACTAAATGGATTAGATTCTTGTTTCTTATCTTCCCATACTTTCTTCAAGTTAGATACATCACCACTATGACGAATTGCTTCTGCTTCAGTTTTATATGATGGAGTGGGTTTAGTCCCTAATTTAGTAACCAATGACTGATTGATTGACATTTGACTTTCAAGTTCAGCCAACTCAGCACGGGCATTCTCAAGTACTGTAGTCTTTTCTAATGTAACTTCTAAATGCTTATCATCATGGAAGTCTTGACCACAAGCATAACACTTATGATCCTCAAGTTCTTTAACTTCCCGAACCAGTTTATCTATTAACTTTTTTTCTTTTGTGATACTTTTGGTTAGGGTATCGATTATTGTTGCTATAGATTTTTGTTCAGTCTCATCATGTAGCCATTCTTTTAAATCATTCCATGACTTAAGTTCAGCTTCAATGTCATACTCATTTTTAAGAGAGTAAGCCTTGTGTGCTATTGAAACATCTGTGTCATGTTTTTGTTGCCAAGCAGTTGAACGAGCAACTAACGCATTGTATGTGTCTTGTGCCTCTTTTTGCTTAGTCCAAACGTTCAAATCTTTATGTGCTTGTAACTCTGCTTCAATGTTAATCTTGCTTAGTTCATCGTACTGTAACGCAAGTGTAGTCAAATCTTCATCATGTTTCTTCAACCACAATGTTTGTCTGCGTTTCAATGCATCAATCTGTTCTTTGACACGTTTGTTAGCTTCTTCAATAGCTTTAACTCTAAATTCTTCTTGCTGAATATCATCTTTGCTACGGCGTATCATTTCTTTAATGATTTCAGCTTTCTCACTTAGTAATGTGATACCCATTAACTGTTCAATAATATCTTTTTGTTCGTTATTCTTTAATGCTAAGAATGGTTCGCTGTATGTATTCAATACAACAATGTGACGGAACATGTCGGCTGACATATTAATAACTTTTTCAATCGCAGCCTGTGTTTCTTTATTCTCGCCTTGCTGATCCTCAGAAGCTTTATCCTGAATATCATTTACATAGAATTTCAACACATTGGGTTTACGACCACGCTCAATCTTATAGTTAGTACCATTGACATTGAAAGTCAATGTAACCATCATGGCTTTACCATTTGTACGATTAACTAAATTATCTTTACGAATATTATTAATGGGTGTACCAAACAATGCGTAGGAAAGACCTTGAATCAAGGTTGTCTTACCTGTGCCATTACGAGCACCATCACCACCTAAGTCTAAGTTTTCACCTAGAATAAGTGTTAAGTCTTTCTTGTCAAAGTCTACTGCTTGTGTTACTTGTCCGATAGATAGAAAATTGCGTAATGTAATGTCTTGTAATGTAATCATAGGTTGTTGTAAATGTCCAAAAGAATCTTCTTATCAAAATTATTTGATTCAATACTATTAATTTGGTCAATAATAATTTGGTCTACGCTTTCAAACTTAAGTCCGTCAGCAGTTTGACCATTTTCATTTTGTTCTACTTTCATAGGAATCAATGCCATCTCTCTTAGTTTATGTTCTGGTATCCATGTCTCACGCAAGAAGTTAGCTTCTTCATATGAGATTTCAATATCAAGATGTACTCTAACATGACTATCAATCAATAGCAAGCCCTCAGGGTTTTCTAAAATGTCTGATAGTTTATGAACACGGAATACTGGCTGTCTTGGCCATGTATGAAATACAGGCTCAGTTCCCCATTCTAATATCATCATGCCACGTGCGTCATCACCTGCATCAGCATAGTTATGCGGGAAAGCATTACCGATATACCAAATGTTCTTACGTGCTTGTCGTTTATGAAAGTGACCACTGAATACTTTTTCAAATCCACCCAATTGATCCTCATTGATTTCACCATGATC